AATTATTAGAAGATGCGATTCTAATCTATCGTGTGCAACGTGCCCCCGAGCGCAGAGTATTTAAGATTGACGTTGGTAATATGCCAAGTCATATGGCTATGGCTTTTGTTGACCGTATTAAGAATGAGATTCACCAAAGACGTATTCCATCAGTACAAGGTGGTGCATCAATTATGGATGCAACATATAATCCATTGTCAATGAACGAAGATTATTTCTTCCCCGTGACAGCAGATGGTCGTGGTAGCGATGTTAGTACATTACCCGGTGGTGACAACTTGGGTCAAATTGACGATTTACGCTATTTCAATAACAAACTAGCACGTGGTTTACGTGTTCCTAGTAGTTATCTACCACAAGGACCTGATGATAATCCAACTCCATTGACAGACGGTCGTGTTGGAACAGCGATGATTCAAGAGTTCCGCTTCAATCAATATTGCGAACGTTTGCAGAAGTATATTAGCAATAAATTAAACGATGAATTTAAGTTGTTTATGCGTTGGAGAGGGTTTAACATTGATTCAGGATTGTTTGATATCAAGTTTAATGCTCCACAAAACTTTGCCGCTTATCGACAATCTGAGTTAGATACTGCACGAGTGACTGTATTTCAAACAATGGAAGCGTTTCCTTATATCAGTAAGCGGTTTGCTATGGAACGCTTCTTGGGCTTGACACAAGAGGAAATTGAAGAAAATCAACGTTTATGGTTTGAAGAGCGTGAAGCACCAGAAGATACGGATACGACTGGTAGTGATTTAAGAAGTATTGGTATTAGTGCAGGGGACTTAGAAACAGATAGTGAAGCCGCAGAGAACCTAGATGATGAAAATGCTGATATGAATGATATGGGTCCAGATAGTCTACCGCCGGCAGTAGGTGGACCTGAAATGATGCCAGCTGGTGGAGGATTGCCTCCACCCCCTGCAGTCTAATAAATAGATAATAGGAACACCAAATGAAACTATTCGAAATGTATGATGCTCCAGTTGAAGGTTACCAAGATGTTAGTAATGACAACAGTAACATTAAATGGAGAGAGACTAGAAAATCAAAATTAACTTTACGTCAAATACGTAAATTGCGTAAAATGCTGGATGTTAGAAACTATGAACGTTCTGAAAATCTTAAGAAGATTCGTAAACAATATACGCCTATAAATCCAGAACAACCCACATTATAAGCATATTTTACATAAAAACGCAAAAAGATAGCACTTATTGTGCTATTTTTTTTGATACCCACTAAATAATCTTACACAAGCCATTTCTATTTCAGGAGAACAAACAATGGATAATAAAAAATTTGAACAACTTATTGATTTGATTATCAATGAGAATGAAGAACAAGCACGTGCGATGTTCCACGATATCGTGGTCGAAAAGTCACGTGAAATTTATGAATCACTAATGGACGAAGAGTTAGGTGGAACTAAAGTCGGTGGTTTATTAGACGAGATCGATGCCGAAGAACAAGGCATGACCGAAGAAGAAGATGAATTTGCCGACATTGAAATGGACGGTGAAGGTGATGACGAAGTTGAATTAGGTGCTGACGAATTCGGTGACGAAGAAGGTAGCGAAGATTTAGAAGACCGCGTTGTTGATTTGGAAGACAAGCTAGATGAATTGATGGCTGAGTTTGAAGAATTGATGGCCGGTGAAGAAGGTGATGAAGACATGGGCGGTGAAGAAGATTTCGGCAACGAAGAAGGCGACGAAATGATGGAAGCTGCTGATGAAGATGATGATTCTTTAGAAGAATCAGAAGAATTAGAAGAAGCTGATGAAGAAACTTTAGAAGAAGCAGTTCAATTGCAAAAAGTTTCCGTAACACACGGTGACAATGGTCAGAACACAAAGTCTATCGTTTCTAAAGGACCAAAAGTCGGTGGTAACGGTGCTAAGGCAGTTAACTTCGGTGGCGAGTCAACAACTGGTGGCACACAAGGTGGTTTGTTAAACCCAACTACTAAAGACTTAAAAGGTGCAGGTTCATTCAAGAATGCTCCAGGCAAAGGTAACTTCAGTGAAAAAGGTGAAGCAGCTCCTAAGCCAAAGCATGGTGATGACGGACAAAACACAAAATCTATCGTTGGCGAGTCACGCAAGACTGTCAAGAAGATTATTAAGAAGTAAGGACACCTGAGATAATGGCTTTGTATCTCAAAGAGAACTTAACATTTGACCGCGCTAATATCGTGGTTGAATCTGTTAAGGAAGACGGTGATAAGAAGTCCCTTTATATGAAAGGGATCTTCATTCAGGGCGGGGTAAGAAACGCAAATGAGCGTGTTTACCCTGTGTCTGAAATTGAAACAGCCGTTGAAACTCTCAATTCGATTATACAAGAAGGCAACTCAGTTCTAGGCGAAGTCGATCACCCAGATGATTTAAAAATCAACTTAGACCGTGTATCACATATGATTACTCAAATGTGGATGGATGGTGCAAACGGGTTCGGCAAGCTAAAGATTTTACCAACTCCAATGGGACAATTAGTGTCTACAATGTTGGAGAGTGGTGTCAAACTAGGCGTATCAAGTCGTGGTAGCGGTAACGTGAACGACATGAATGGCCATGTCAGTGACTTTGAGATTGTCACTGTGGATATTGTTGCTCAACCGAGCGCACCTAATGCTTATCCAAAAGCAATCTATGAAGGTATGATGAATATGCGTCATGGTCATAGAATGTTGGATATTGCAAAAGACGCACAAAGCGACAAAAAAGTACAGAGATACCTGAGAGAGGAAGTAACTCGCCTCATCAAGGATCTCAAAATTAAATAAGGGGATTAAGCATGTTAGATGCTATCAAACCATTACTTGAGAGTGGACTTATCAACGAAGAAACTTCTACTGCTTTGAATGAAGCATGGGAATCTAAATTGAATGAAGCTCGTGAGCAAGTACGTGCTGAATTGCGTGAGGAATTCGCACAACGTTATGAACATGACAAGACAATAATGGTAGAAGCCCTTGATAAAATGGTAACAGAAGGTCTATCAGCAGAGATTGAAGAATTCAATGCTGAAAGACAAGCAATGAATGAAGACCGCGTCAAAGCGCAACAAAAATTGCGTGAGAATGCAAACAAGTTCAATGATTTCATGGTTAAACACTTAGCCGAAGAAATCAAAGAATTACGTAGCGAACGCAAGTTACAACTAGAAAGCCAAAGCAAGCTAGAACAATTCGTTGTTTCAGCACTTGCACGTGAAATTAAAGAATTCACACAAGATAAGCAGGCAGTAGTTGAAGCTAAGGTTAAGTTAGTTGCTGAAGGTCGTAAACAATTAGAAACATTAAAAGCAAAATTTGTTGCTGAAAGTGCTAAGAGAGTTAACGAATCTGTTGCAAAACATCTTAAGGGTGAATTAAGCCAGTTGAAAGAAGATATTAAGGTTGCTCGTGAAAACGATTTCGGCCGTAAGATTTTCGAATCTTTTGCTACTGAGTTCAGTGCTACTCACTTAAATGAGAAAGCAGAAACTCGTAACCTAATGCAACAATTAGCGCAAAAGGATCAGCAACTTGCCGAATCTATCAAAACATTGGAATCAGCTAAGAAGTTAGTTGAATCTAAAGAACGTGAAGTTCGTATTATCAAAGAATCTAATAGTCGTCAAAAAACTATGGATGAATTGCTAGGTACTCTAAATGAGGAAAAAGCAAGTGTAATGCGTAACTTACTAGAAAGCGTCCAAACACCTCGTCTACAGGCCGCTTTCGATAAGTATCTACCAGCAGTACTTAATACAATCAATGAAAAGAAAGAGCCTTCTGCAAAGAAAGCAGTCTTATCAGAGAGCGTAGCAGTAACTGGGGATAAAACAACTGCCACAAAACAAGTTGAAGCCGATGACCGTAACAACGTTATCGACCTAAGACGTTTGGCAGGGCTTTAAAATAAAGACATAATTTAGGAGAAATATAAATGTCACAAGTTCTATTAGAAAGCCGTTGGGACGAGACCAAAGAAGCCCTACTCGAAGGTCTTAAAGG